GAAAACAAGATATCAATGGGAACGCCATTGACTTGTGTAATTGTAACCGACTTTGCTGTTCCTGTTGGTCCTGTAGGGCCTGTCCCGTAATACATCCCACAGCCAGCGTTTCTTTTCTTATTGATAATGTCAGCTATATCGTCTTCATCACTACCGTCAACAATAGGCCAAATGGAGTGTGGCGGTATTCCGTTTGCATCTGTCACCGAAGTGTTGTTTTCAAAAACAAGAGCGTAAAGAACCTCTTCAATTCCGAGCAGAGCACTTGTTAGCCCGTCAAGATATCCCGTTGAAGGGTTTGCTACCGATTGAGCCCTTCTAAATCTAAGCTGAGAATCAGTCTCCTCATCTGTTCCTTTTATCACGGCTTCACTTGCATTATTTGCAGTTAAAACGCCAAGAGTAATTGAATCAATATTTGTAATCGTATTTGCTGTTACTTCTATTGACCCAGCTTGCTCCGCTGAAAATAATAGTGTATTTGCACCTGTTGTTGTTGTTATGCTTGTTACCAAATTGAACTTATTTCCCGTGCCATCTGATACCGTGAAAGGCAAAGATTCAACATTATCAAGGCCGACTAATGAAACTGGCCTATCTGTTGTGATATTTACATATACTGTTGTTCGAGTAGCAGCTTTCCTCACAACACCGTTAAGTGCACACCTTTGGTCAAGTGTTGAACCAATCGCAGATGTTGGAGAGAATGAGTTATAAACGTTAGAAATAAGGTCAAGCATGTCAATTTTTGCTTGAGCAAATAGGTTTATCATTTGCCCATCAGGTGAGTTAGCCCCGACATTAATATCATCACCGTAAATTGTTTTAAATCCTGCTTCTAGGCCCTCAACAATATCAGCCAAGGTTTCGAGCACAAGACCTGTTTCGTTTATGCTATTTGTCATATGTTTATCGTGCCTCTCATTTTGGCTGAATATAATGTTTTAATATCATATTTTATTTCGAGTTCTCGACTAGAATTGTACGTGTATTCTATTGCGTTAACTCCTAAAACTCCATACAATTCTGAAATAGCTCCTTTTATAAACAGCACCACAGCATCTTTGTCCCTGATGTTTATTAAGTCAAACCATGGCTGCCCTATTTGATTATCAAAAAAGCATTCGCCGAAAAATGTTTTAATTGTTGTTTCAATGCTCAAGATTATGGCTTGGTTGAAATCTGCGTAGGCTTGGCGACCATTGCCAAACACCCAATCCTTATTATTGTCGAGTGATCTAAATTTCATATCAAAGCACCCTCGTCTAAAAGTTTAGATATGTCGGTTGTGAGTGTTGTTAAGTCTGTTTTTAGACTATCTAATTCAGTATTGAAACCAGTGAAATCGCTATTTGCTGAAGTGAAAGTCGCCTTATTAAGTGGAAGTCCTGATGCGCCTGTACTTACATCTACTAAATATGTAATTGCTCCTATAGCTGTCATAATATCGGCGCTCTTACTGTTCATATCTTCAATTGTATCAATCAAATCATTCAGCGTGGTGTTAAGGCTAGTCATAAGCGTTTTTAAATCGGTGTCATCATTCTTGATTGCGATCTTTTTTGATCCACCATCAAGAGTGGGAATACTTGGATAAACTTTTAAATCAGCAAGCGACCTGATCCCCACAAGCACAATACCATCTGCAATCGAATGAATGCGGTTATCAGCTGGTATTTTTATGTTCCCGGTAAGATACCAATCATCAATATTTCTATCACTGAAAAGCACCAGGCATGTATCGTCAGCCGCTATAGGCATTGAAAGAGATGAATCACCCCCCGATATAACGAAAACAGGGCAATCATCAAGAACAGGATATTTAACTTCTTGACCATTTTTCATTAGTGCTTTGAAATTTATTTTAACTTTAGCTGTGTTGTTCTCAGCATGGTATTTAACAATCGTCCCAATCTGAACACAGTTTATTGCAAGAGCTGTCTGCCTTTGAACATCCGCTAAAAGATAATTAAGCGTCGGCTCACATTTTGGACCTATAGTTTTAACCGTCATAAAACCGCCTTATACTCATTTGTCGATGCATCGAATACTATCCTATAATCCTTTTGATATTGAAGCGTGAGCGTTGTAATACACGTCCCTGCGACCGATCCAGAGATTGTACCTCTATGAGTAATCCCTGTTACCTTATAAACACCATTGAAGCGATCCTCGGTGAAGGTTTGCAGTTCAAGCAGCTGTGACGGTTTTATACGAGGTTCAAATATCATATCTACCTCAGTATACATTTCCCCTCTACGAGGTGTCCCAATGATGCCGTTATTTGCATCAAGAAGCCTAATCTCACCATTGACAACCTCGCTTTCATCGAGGATATATGCATTACCTGAATCCATGTAAAACTTATCATTAGAAAGCTGTTTAACCACGTCAATAATGTTTCCAAATATCGCTGTTGCTCTTTTCCCGATATTTGCTAGCTCGGCAGCTTTTCCTATCGTGACAGTGTCAACACCTTTCATTGATGAGGTGAGTTTAGTTAGTAGTTGTATTGTTGAAGCTCCTGCAGGACTTGTCTCAGAAACAATTTGAGGATTAGACGCTGTGCTCCAATCGAAAGCCTCAATGATTGTTCTGAAGTCTGATCCAGACCTCTGAGATATCGCTTTTTTAATTTCACCCTTAAAACATCTTGGCAAAAGATCAGTTTCGCTTTCTGCATATCCTGCATAAAATTCTATTTGCTTGACTATTTGCGGAGTGTAAACATCTTTATAAATCTTATTTCTATTTGTTTTAGATAGATTATAAATGGTGAAGTTTGCGGAATTCGAAGATCCTAAATTGCTTTTTGTGATATCAAACTCCACTGTAAACGGAGATTTTATCTCTAAAATCTCGTTATCAGCGGTTTGAATGTTCATGATAAACGCTCGGTTTGACTTATCATAACTCATAAAGAGCCTCAATTTCTGCAAGGTCGGTTTTATCGAGAACATAAAATTGCCAGCCTTTAAGCCATGCATCCACCGAAAAAGGATCGATTCCGTCTGGTCCTAAAATCATAATTCCGAATGGCAGCACATTAGAAAATTGGCTTAGGATATTTGGAGCCGTTACGACTCTCATTTGTTTTATGCCTACTGCCCCCCAATTCATACTGAAAAACCATCCCTCTTGTAATGGCTTGAATTCTAGTATTATCTCGGCAAATTGATAGTTCTCAATTGTTATAAAAAATGTTTGCTTAGGGTAGGAATTTATATTTGTTATTCGTCTCATTTAACCCACCCAAATGATTTTGCGGTTTTTAATAAAAATGTATCATCATCTTTTTTTTGACCTGCTTGAATGCCTTGATTTAATTTCTCACCTATCTGTTCTTTTATCCTACCTGTTAATGTCCCTACGTTAGTTTTAGTAGATACAAATCTGACCTGTTTGAAAGTGAGCGTGAATGTCGTCTCTTCTGTCGTCTCTTTATCTTGATCAGCTGCAAAACTTTCTATCACCATGTTACCATATGTTCGCCAAGGAGTTTCAATCGTCAGCCTTGCCCTTTCATTGAAAAACTCTTCAAATTTATTAAACGCATTCTGTTGTTTATTAAGAGATGGCTTATCATTAAAGACATCCGACAAGCTATTAAATGTCTTTTTGACGCTTTCCACAGCTGATAAAACTTGATTTGCATCTGCTATGGCTTTTGTAGCTCTTAACCCTTGTTTTGGCGATAAGATCCCAAGCGGCAAAAGCCGGTCAACTATTGCTGATAAAAAAGTAAGACTCTGCTCTTTAGTATAAACAAGCTCCCCGATCTTCCCCGTGAGCGTGATACTAATAGGGTTAAGAGCTATATGATCTTGTAGGGTGGTGTTATCTTCAATGTAATGACTTGTGATATTAGAAGACATTGTAATATTTTCGGTCAAAGGGATATCAAATAAAAATCCATCAATACCTTTAACATAGTCTTTATTTTGGATCAGCGATTTACCCATACCGATAAGAGAAAGTGCTGAACTTCCTACATTTATGGAATTAGCTGCACCGCTGATTGAATTTAAAATCGACATTATGCAAGCCCTCCCTGCCGTTGCCAAAAGGCGTCACTAAGTTTTGTTTGCAATACGTTAGCTGTTTGCTCCGGGGTTTTCGACTCATTAATGTTGATGTTGATGTTATTGACAGCACTGGTTTTGTCTCCCCCTGTTTTTTGGGGAGAAATAATTGGTGCAAGGACTTTGTTTTTAAGCGTGTTGATCGAATCCATCAAACTCGGGTTTAAATTGATATCCTTGAACTGCTTATCAATCATTGCCTTGCGCTGATCCGCTCTTGCCTTTGTCTCGGGTGACTGCTGTTCTTCTTTGCGGTTTTTGAGCCAATCCTCCGCGCCCTGCAACATCTCTTTTTCCATGTTGTCGTAATACTCATCGTAGTTGCCAATGGTCATGAGTTTGCGAAGTTGAATGTAAAAATGAATCAAGTCCTTCAGCCTTGCATTGATATCAGTAAGCCAATTAAACATCCTTCCAAAAAGTGAATCCTTGCCGTTAACGAATGCCCATAAATCCTGAAGGACCGCACCAAGAATAGTAAATGCTGCTGTTACAGGCATAAACGCCGCAAATAAAGCCACACCGATAAGAACAAGAGGCAAAAGATAAGGCTTAATATCTGCTGAAAACTTCCCAATTTTCTTTGTTACTGCTGAGAATACCGAGCCAATCGCTTCAACAAATCCCGTAATGTGTCTTATAGCTGGAGCTAAATAAACATTAATCTTTTCGATTGCATTAAGAATACTGCTCGCAAGAGGAAGTAAAGCAGCGCCAAATTTTTGCATTACTATTTTTGATTGATGAAAAAGCTTATTGAATTGAAAGCTGAACTGTTTAAGCCTCTTTATCTCACTCTCATTAGGGATCATTGATTTTGAAATGGGATCAAGGCTATCAACATTTTTAAGAAAATAAATAACCTCATCAGACAGGCCAAGCCTTTTTGCCATGTTTATACCTTCAGCCATAGGCATGGTTTTTAGCTTATCCTTGACCTGATCTAAAATCTTGAGGGGATCACTATGCGGATCGATCTTTAAGTAGTTGTATGCCCCCATATCCCCACCCTGGCCGAGCTTAATATTCACTGACTCCTGCTGAAGGTGTTGGATCGTACCAATAAGGTCATTGACGTTCATTCCTGTCTGTGCTGCCATGGATCCTAGCTGCTGGATCTTATCGGTTGATAGTCCAGTAAGGGATTGCATTTTATCAACCTGTACAGCAGCGTCAGCAGCGTTTTTAACGAAATAAAGAAGGGCTGAAGCCGCTGCTGTTACTCCTGCCGCTACGCCACCTAGGACTTTACCAAATGTTGCCATTTTAGATGACAAACCTTCTGTGACCTTGATCCCTTCAGCCCTTGTTTTATTTGAGTTAGATTCTATCTGTGAAAAAGATTTAACTGATTTTTCAAAGTTTTTTTGAACATCACTACCAACAGACTTGAAACCGAGCGAAAAAATTAGTTCACCAATATTCATTTTTTTGTTCCTATCAAATACATTTGATACTCGTATTTATTCTTGAAATTAAGATAGTCATATGCATCACAAATTAAATCTACCCGTTCATTCATTAAAACCTCTGGAGATCCAAACCCTGCGCTTGCAAGTTCCATCACCATAAATTTATGCGAGTCCATCTTAATATCAACTTTAGGGGATTCTTGCCGAGAATAATCGACTATTTCGTCTTGAAAAGAGAAGCTAGACTTCCGAAAAAAGGGGAGATATTTTCCCAAATTGCATGGTAACAAACTATTATAAAATCTTGCCTTGCTTCTTTATTTTCGAACGTATCATCGTTTATTCTAAGACCATTATAAGTGCATTTTTTAAAGCAAGTTTTAGAAGCTTCTATTAGCTCCTTACTTGCTAAAATTGAGCACAATGGCGTTTTAAGATTGAGCATGTCATTGACATTAATATGCTCAAAATCTATCCCTTTAAAATCCTCGACATCAAGCTTTTTAAGTTCATTAATTACAACTCTTGATATTTCCCAAGCCTCCCAAAAAGGGAGCAAGGTGATATCAAGAATAGATCCTGTTTCAAGTGTTATTTTTGGCATTACGAGATAGCCCTATCACTAGATGAGAATACCCAAGAATAAATGGAAATGGCTTGTTCTGAATCGCCTTCTACATTCGACACTACCTCCACCTGTTTTGTTGGGATACCACCCGTCAAAACATAGGTGTCTGATGCGACCTTTCCAGTGCCATCGCCGATCTTTTTTGCTAGCTCTGCATTTTGAAGAACGAAGCCAGTGGGATTTGATCTATAGCTCGTCAAATAACTTTGAAGCACTTTATCATCACTGCTACCACGGATAACCTTAACCTCTAATTCAGCTTGAAAACCTGAAGCGTTTTGAACATAAATTGCATTGCCATTTTTACCGGTTGTCACTGTCGCTAGCTCAGTTGGGTATGATATTTTTGCAATCTCACCTTTGCCAAAGTCTGACAGGATTCTTTCACCAATCTTGATCGTATCGCTACCAAATAAAGAAAATGTACCCATATTTAAACCCCTTTCGGTTTTGAATTACTTGTTAATGTTGACGATCACATCTGTTGAGTGAATGGCCCCAGCAAATTTGATCGCTATTTGAACTACAGGTGCCTCTCTTGCGTTACGATCTGCTACGGGCTGGAGAGCCACTGGCTGTGAATAAATGTAAAAGCCGAAATCAGTGATGTTACGCTTGAAATCCTCGGGATCTCCAAAAGTATCGCTACCTGTCCAGCTGCCCGGGGCAATGAAACCATTGGATACAGCTTGCGAGCACACCCTACGGTATGCTGCTTTAAGTCCATCCATGCCTTGTTCCGTTTGTGGGATCTTTGTGCCTGTCTGCCGAAGGTAATTGAACCCTGCGACTTCAAGAGCACCCACAAGCCAATCGAGGTTGTAGACATCGTCATAGAATTCATTTGCTCCAAAAGACATGACACAAGCTTGTCCTGCGATATTCACATAAACATCGGCTCCAACAGCCTTGGCTGCATTCAACAAAGTTTGGTTCATGCCTGAATCAGAGGATACCCCGGCAAGATTTTTGAGATGCATCGTGGATGCAACATTGATTGCAGAGAAGTTAGTGCTCATACCACGGCCAGCATATGCCCACTTGAAAGGTTCA